GAGAAATGAGGAGGATCTGTATCCGAAAAAACTGTGCCTGCTCTGGTATCTAGTGACGTTTGTAAAGCAGATAGAAGATCTTTAAAACCCAACGAGAATAGACCTCTTTGCCCTGATATCGTATCAAGTGATCCTATTGCTAGGTTTCTGAATCCTTGCCTATTAATTGAGCATTGAAGAACCGCGATCTGCCCTCTTCTCATCTTTGGCAATATTGATCTAATATCACCCGATAATTGAAGAGAGAATCCACCAAATGAAACAGACCATCTTTGAGGTATTACCCTTGATCCTGTTATCCTTACTGAACCCCTAGCAATCTGAATAACCCCTTGATCATCTGATACAGAAAAGGGTTCTCCAAGTGCATTAAGAACACCAATAAATTCTAGTCTATATCTTACATATAGAGAAGATTTGTTTAAAGACCCGACAAATTCAAGATCCCAACTCATAATATGCTCTTACCCTGTTGTCTTGCTATCTCGTTGAGTATTGCTAGACCTTGAATTCTTTCTGTGCTAGAAATACCAGCTACAGATGTAAATGGATTTGATCCACCTGAAGCAGCAGGAACATCAGAAGGTTTGAAGTTTGGTGATCTATCAATCCCATCAAATCCAGAATGAAAGTTAAATAATGTATGTGTATCTAGATATAATCGTACATTAAGCGAAAACAAACGACCGTTCTCATTTGTTATAATGTTCTGCCCTATGTCAGATGCTGCTCTTCTCAATGTAGGCCAAAAACGATAATATCGTGCAAATGCTCTTTCTGGATATGTATATATCATCTTTGGATTAAAAGTAACACTACCACCGGTTGAAGAAGAGAAGGAACCATCAACTCCTGCGATCTTTGACTTCTCTATGATTGATGTAGGAGAATCTGTCTGTATTGTTACATAATCACCCGTAACAGGAAGATTTGCACCTGTGATATCTTTAAAAGGATTTGATCCAAATAATTGTGTAGCAGATCCCTGTTCTACTGTATTAAGCAAAGGATGTATATACGCTTTGTCAGCATCAGCACAAAAAGAAACATAACCGCCTCTATCGAGATGATTTTGCATAGATTCTAACTTGATAGCAAGATCCTCACCTAATAGCATTCTATCCCGTTGAATCGTTACGAACTCCCTTTGCAATCCATGTGATAGATATCTTCTTCCACCCCTCGAAATAGATTCTGCTACATCATATTGAAACTCTGAAAACAACTCTCCTAGTTTCTCACCTAGATCAATCGTTCTAAGTTGCCTTGCATCAGGCTCAGGAAAATAATAAAACTTTGCATTACCCATCATCGACCTCCAAATAAGGGAGAAGTAGAAGATCCAAATGTTTGGAACCTTCTCTCAATCTGTCTAACTAACTCATCAACAGCATTGGATTCTACTACAGCTGCATTAATATTGATAGTCATACCTCCTTGACCCATGCCCATAGTTCTTTGGACTGCTTGTGGCATTTGCCCCGTCTCTGGCACGACAAACTCCCCACGATGCAACATGGCAAGACCCTCATCCGATCCTGTAAACTTGATTCCACCTTTAGCAGAAGGAAGAAACCGACCGCCTGATCTGAATCCTGCAATATTGACAAGTTGCTCTAATCTTCTTCTAAACTCTTCCCCTCTGGCTTCCTGTCTTCTGTCCCTCTGTGCTTTTAATTCCTGTCTTCCCTCTCTAGTGAAAAGAGATTTAAAAACATTTATCACATTGTTAAACTGTTCAGCGAATCCTTTGAGTAGTCCAAAGATCAAACGATCAATAAACTCAATAAGGATCGGAGGTAGTACATTAAAGAGTATTCTAGGAAGAGCCTGAAGACCTAGTTCTATAGCCTTTGCTGTTGCTCTGATATCTTCTTCGACACTCTTTTCTACTTCTCTAACAGTTGATCCTCTTTGACCCAGTCCTTGAGCAATTTTGAGAACTGCTAAAACACCTGTAACCGCTAAAGCTGCACCTGCTGAAAGTCCTTTACTCAATGCTCCTGATATCTTAGATGCAGATCGTCCCAAACCCTTTACAGCAATAGAAAAGATCTCTGCTACACCTAATTTCATTTTATCAAGAAATTCCTGAAATCCAGTAAATTTAGTTGCTTCAACTACCATATCAGGAATTTTTAAAGGATCGCTTGTATCAGCAAATTGTACAACTTGACCAAATAGTTTTTTTCTCAATGTGTTGGCAAATAGATCAATTTTAGAAGCATCAAATGATTTGTTTATAATCTTATCAATAACAGCAAAACCAATTGCAAAATCAGATACAAATTTATCAATATTAAAAGATACAAATTTTCGAAAAAGATCACTCATAACATCATTTAAATCTCTAATTTTTTCTGTCGTTTCCTCTGTGCTTTTCCCTAGATTATTCATTTCAGTAGATGCTTCAGTTGCACCGTTACCAAATGCATCTAAATTAATATTGACCCCTTCCATAGCTTCATTATATTCTTTCATGTCTGCTTTGGCTTTGTCTATTGCATTGGATAGTCTATTTGTAGGATCTACTGTTTCAATCGTAAAATTTGCAAGACTAGACATGGCTTTATTCACAAAATCAACTTGTATTCCAAACAATTCTAAATTGTTGATGATTGATCCTAATGCAAGAGCAAAAGGTCCTGTTAGAATGAGTATTGTTTGCTTGATTCCAAACTTGAGAAGGTCTAGAAGTTTATCAGTAACAAAACCAATTTCATCACCAAAGGATTCTACAAGTGATCCTGTAAATGCTACGATACCGCCTAGTTTGATCATGCCTTTTATAAATCTATTCTGTCCATCTGTAGCAGTTACAAACTTTTGAAGTGTTCCATTTAAAACCGTTCCTAATCCTGATAATACAAATTGAAAATGTGCAGCTGCTTTACTTGCTTCAGGTCCTGTATCAATACCAAACTTTTCTGTAAATGATAAGAACTTTTCAAAATCACCTGCTGCAAGTGCTTGATTCAACTTTGCACCCGCTTCACCAAATAAAGCAACAGATGCTCTTGATCTATCTGAAGAATCAGAGATCCCCTGTAATAGTTTGATAGAATCCAGAAGAATATCATTGTTTGATCTAAGATCGCCATTTGTATCTCTTACTGCTACACCAAAAGAAAGGAACTTTTTCTCAACCGCAGATCCTTCTGCTCCAAGTTGTGCAAACTGTCCGGAGATAGCACCGAGTATTTCGTTAAGACCTTCTGCAGATTGTCCACTAGATAAAAGAGCCTGTCTAAGTCCTTGTATCGTTTTCGCAGATACCCCACTTCTAACAGATAAATCATTCAACTCGTTAACTAGATCTGTAACCTTCTTAGAGGCTTCAAAAGCGGCTTTTCCTGCTGCCAACACAGCAACACCTACAGCAGCCATAACAGCCGTAACCTTCCCCACAGCCATGCCGGCTTTTTTCAACTTATTAAAAGAGGATGATGTATCTGCACTTTCTCTTTGTGTCTTTTTCAGTTCCTTCTCAACGTCTTCCAAAGCATCAACAACATTATCAAGACCTTTTTCCGCTGCCTTTGTCTTTATATCTAAAACATATTCTACTAGATTTTGAGCCATCATAACCTCTTTGCAACCTATTATATCATATCAGTAAGGTCTGAGATATTTATAATTGGAAAGAGCATGCTATTTTTTCCTTTGCTTTGTTTCCTCAGAATCTTATTAAACCGTTTCGACCTTTGTATAATGCAATGTACGCATATATAGAGATCATCAAAATCCAACCTAAGAACCTCGCTAGGAAGTTTTCCATAAGTACGAGCAACAAGATCAATAAGAAATACATAGTTGGGATCATCCTTGAAATCGTTGTAACCGTTCTATTGCCTCCTGCTGGCCCTGCATAGCCTTGTTTATAATGTTGTTTCGATCATCAGAAGTAAATACTCCCACCCAAAGAACATTGTTATCAGGATTCATTTGTTCCATAGCATGACAAAGGGTTATATTTTCCCACGTAACACCATCTTGAGAGGCTCTTTTAATAACCTTACAGAGTATCTTATCTTGATCCTCTGATATTCTCGCCATCGTTTCAGGCCTGATTGATTTTGCAAAGTCGAGTAGCCTAAGAAGTTCTGTTTCGTCTAGACCTTCCATACCTTCTTTATCTGCTTTTTCTCTTATCTGATCAATGTTACTAAGACCTTGCTGTTTGTTATTCATCAAGACCTCTTGAGCCAAAAGAGAAGAACCTAGCCCGATCTGTTCTATTTCGGGGGCTGTTAATATTCTTCCTTCTATTAGTAATTTTCCGCCAAAACATTCTACTTGAAATGTTGATGCTTCAGCGATCTCCTTTAATATTTCCATAATATACACCTGCCTTGTATTTTTTTAATCTTTTATTTATATATGATTGTTTATAATTTGTTTTCTCAGATAATACCTTTTCTAATTGTTGGATCTCCCAATCTGTAGGATCTTGATTGTGATTCAGCATTCTCCACAAAATAGAATATTCAATCCCAGAGTATTTTTCCAAATCTGTGAGATTGCATTCTAGTTTCTTTAATATTCTTTTGATCAGATTAGAGATCATTAATTAGCAACCGCAGAAGCTTGTTGATTTGTTATCTTGATCTGTATTGCTTCATCAACTGCATCAGATTCACCTACAAAGGTCATTGTTCTCTCGATGGGTCCAAATGTGTTGATAGCATCATCATAATCAACAACATAGGCATTTCTGATTGTTATTTCACAAGCATCACCATCACTATTTGTCAATGTAAAAACGACATCTGATTGAGTTCCTGCTAGATAGTTATCAAACAACAGATTGTCTTCCATCTCTAGAGTAACGGATAAAGTAACGTCCTTAACATCAGATACAACTGGCTCTAAGGTTTTCTTATCACCTAATACGTTTCTTCTTTCGAGTTTGTTATCAAGTGTGAATTCAAAAGATTTCATTGCAAAACTGTTACCACTGTAAGAAAGATTACCACATTCATAATGAAACATTTGTTTCCCAGATCCAAATGAAGAAGTTAAAGCAGCTGCTCTTGATTGAGAATCCTGTGCAATGATCTCAAATGAAGCAGTGATCTCTTCCCCTGCCGATCCTGAGATATTCATAGATGCAACCTTACAACCTAAAAAGATCTCTTTTGAGTTACTGATTCCTGTACCTCTTTGTAGTGCAATAGACAAAGATGGAACAGTCCCATCTGCTGTAGGAATATAAAGATGCTCGTAAGGTCCTGATCCTGATGTTGTTGCATTACCTACAGCAGCCTTCAAAAGCATCCCTGTACCTTCATAAAGCAAAGGAAGATCAATAGAACCGCCGCAATTAAGAAAGGCTTCGAAATGACCATTTTGGAAACCACCTCCGCCGGATTGAGATAGGTGTGTTTTTCTTTCCTTCTCTTGTGTCTTCTGAAAACTTGCGGATATGATTCTATTATCAACACCCATAGCCCCCGCAATGTTTCCATATGTTGATTCCTCTCCTAATTTTATAAATGCACCGCGTCCGAATTGTAATGGCATGATAACCTCCTAAGATGGTAGTAATTGTCTAACTTGTAATAAACATGATAATATAAAAACTTCTGAATCAGAACTATAAATTAAAGCTCTGACTACATAATCTGTATTTGTTGCACCTGCTTGAACTCTTACTCTGCAAAAACCAGCTATTAATCTAGTTTCTTCAAGTGCATACATTGAGGCCTGATTTATCCCTGATGAATTCAAAACCTGTACATCTATGTATCGGATAGATTTAAAATCAAGTCTTTCATTGTATGGAAGCGATCTTGGTGCAAGTAATTGAGAGACAGGGAAAAATATATCTATTTTCTCATCTACATCTTTTTGTACAATAGTAGTCGGAACAGTAGACAAACCCGATCTACTTTGCAGATTGATAACATTTCCAAAAGGTGCGCCTAAATATATTTGTCCTAACTTCGCACTACTAACAGATACAGAGGTAGATAGATCACTTGATTGATCTGCATTATCCCAATATACATAACCTACAAGCATCGTATTAGATGCCGGCAAGGTATACCCTGACACCTGAAAAATACCTCTAGGGGTTGCAGGGTTCCAAGTCAATCTTTGAAAAGCAAGTTGTTGACCTGTGTAATCTGTAATTACAACATCAAAACCATCTGATCGAGTATTGTTCCAAAAATCATCATATTCGGTTGGAATGGTGACAGAAAAATCAATTGCTCCTGATGAAGTGCTTGAGCAATCAATCAAAAACGGAACCCTTCTTTTAAAATCTTTATTATACCAACTCATCTATACACCGAATTGTGATTGATGGGATACTCTAACCTCTAATAGTGAGATCCCTGTGTTAGATATACCATATTCCTCACCATCTAGAGCAGTAAAATTTACAATTACATCTTGAGTGAGGCCTGAAAGTCCTAGTGTACGATCAGAAGTAATTGCTTTTTGAATATCGCCGGCTAGATTCATAGCATTCTTTATTCTAGTTTCCAGAACATCACCACCTGCGTAACATACAATTTGATATACAGATTCACCAATATATCTTCCTAATGTCCTACCCTGTTGTTCTATGGTATCAATAAAAACAATACTAGCAGCAGGAACTTGGGGGGCATTCAGAACAGCACCAATAACAACACGACCGGATAGATCAAGACCTGAAAAACCGCTTGAAAAATCTGCAGCTGTTAAAGTCTTCAATCTAGACAATACTTGTACATGTATGATATCAGACATCAATCTGCTCCCAGAGCAACATTAAGAAGAGAAGATAACCGATCAGGAAGACGTTGAGATTCTGAGTTGACAGCCCGACCCAGAAACAAACGAGGCTTGATATAACGAGTACCAAATTCAACATATTCAGCATAATCCACATCTGATCCAGAGGTAGATCCGCCTGCTCTTAGTACTACCCTAGGAGATCCCAGAGGAGCATCTACAAGACCTGTGATAGAAGATCTAAGTCTTCCAGTTTGTACTTTTGGATAAGAGGTTGCGTTTCTCTTTGCATCTCTTTCCATTCTTAGAGCGGATCGAATAAGTACCCGCTCTAACTCTTGGAGAAGTCTGTTATCTGCTTCTCTTACTCGCTTGAGGAAATCATCAAAAGATAGTTGAGACATTTCTATATCCTCTTAGTATCTCTTTGACTTCCAAAGGCATTGTTCTAGGTGATAATGTAACCGTACTATTTCTTTGTGTGATAGATACATTTCCTTGATTGCTCTTTGCACGTTGTAAATGTGCACAATACACACAAATAGCATGTACAAGGTCTGACGGTGGGTTTGATGTACTGAAACCAAAAGAACCGACAATTTTGATGGCCCTAAATCCAACATCAAAAGAATCAGGAGAGACATCTTTGAGGATGATACGTCCTAGTTCTTTGTCTATCTCATATTGAGATCCTTCTATCAGAGTATCAGAACCATATACCCGATTAACATCAGAATGAATCGACGTGATCGAGATGATCGGCTTAAGTGGTGATTGCAATACATATTCAAGTCCATACATAGGTTTATCAGCATATAGTGTATATGTTGAAGAATCCAAAGTATAGGATGTTGCACTATCTGACAAAGGAAAACCCAAGTAGCGAGCGATAAAACCCTCTACTCGGGAAATAAGTGAGGTTAGATCTGCATCAATACTAGATCCTTGTATCTCAGGAAGATACTCTTTTAATACTGATACAGATACCAAACTCATTCATCTAAATCCTAGTCTCTTGCAAGTGCTAGTTTGATTCCAAAAACAACTTTGTTGTTAGCAGGAGATCCGCCTTTGTCACATTCAAGTTTGATGTAACCACCATCAGAATAAACTTGTTTGTCAGCATTTGACAAAGCCAATTCAACAGGAGTAACACCAGTGATAGAAATACCACTTGCACCCGAGTTAGTTGTTTGAGTTGCTACAGCAGTAACACCATCAGAACCACGAACATTGAATGTTAAGTGATTTGTACCATCAGCAGCCAGAGAAGACTCTAGCATTAACCAACATCTTTCGATTCTAGCACCTTCAGGAATTACGACGAATCCAGAAAGATTAGAACCTGCAAATTCTAAAGTATGAGAAATAATCATTGTAAACTCCTTGAAGATTAAATAGGTAAGTTATAACCGTATGCAACATTTTTTAAGGCATCAGCATCAGGAGAATCCATAACTGCACGCATTGTTGAAACAAGTTGTATAGCACCAGAAGCGATATCTTTATCAGATTCGATTGTGATTTGTCGTCTGACATATTGATACCATGAATCAGTATTGAATACTAAGAATCCTGATTTGTCTTTGGTTGAATTGTCATAAAGACCGGATGCATTCATATCAGCAGACATGAAACGAGACATTACAATAGGTATACCCGCCAATCTAGCAAGTTCACCCGTAAGAACTGTTGCCTG